GAACTCCAGCGCGTCATCAAGTCGGTCAAGAAGCGCAAGCTGATTTCTCTGGTCGCGCACAACATTACCAAGACGAACAACATTCACGAGAATGAGAACCGCCTCAAGAAGTACTACCAGAAGGTCGTGAAGGCGGCCATTATGCGGACGCCCCTCGCAAATATCGTCAAAAAATCAAAGGCCAACGTCCGGGCAAAAAAATAGGTCCTGTCCGGGCCATGGCTCCTTAAGACCAAGTAAGAAGCAACCTAAACATGGACTCGTTTCCGTACATCCAGAAACTTCACGCGATCCGGCAAGAGCTCACCCGGGACCCGACGCGCCCAGCGCCGTCGTGGGTACGGATCACGACCATCACCATGATCTCTAAATTTCTTCAAGATATTGACCTTCCCAAGTTTCGCGAGAATTTTACCAAACTTGGCAGCGTCATCGTCCGGAACAAGGGGTCTCGCTTCCGTGGCTTCGAGTGGAAGATGAAGGAGACGGCCTTTTATAACCAGGTCACCATCGGCTACGAGGACCAGTACTCTCGCAAGAGCATCAAGATTTTCCCGAACGGGTCGATCCAGGTCGCGGGGTGCTCGGATCTGTTCGACTGCCGCCGCATTCTCCGTCAATTGTCCTTTATTTTGAAGGTTGTTCTCGAGCGGGAAGACGATGTGCCGGTCGATGCGGTCGCGGTCAAGATGATCAACACGAACTTCTCGCTCAATTCATCTGTAAATTTACACAAGATCATCCAGCAGTTCTCCAAGGGCCCCTTCAAGGTGACGTTCGACCCGGACCGGTACAGCGCAGTCAAGGTCAAGTTTGTTCCGGGCGAGGGCATGAAGCAGGTGACGGCCAGCATCTTTAGCACAGGCCGGATCATCGTGACGGGCGCCCAGACGCTCGACGAGATTGCCGAGGCGTACGCGGCGATCAACCGGACGATCACCCCCGAGATGATGGTGAAGCCGGTCGCCGTGCCGGAGTCGTTCGACACGATCATGGGGGCCAAGTTTAATGAATGGGTCGCGGTCCTCCAGCGGAACCAAATAAAAATGTAATGAAATGTTAAATGTCTACTCGCATGGGCATGGCCGATGGCCGGTGCATCACGTCCTTTGACTCGAACCGCATCATGAATGATGTCGTCATGCAGCAGAATAAGATTGCCTACCAGGACAACTACAAGTTCCGCATGCTGCTGCAGGCCCAGGGCCCCTCGGCGTTCAGCCTGCCCCTGAAGAACAGCGCGTGCCGCACTTCGGGTGTGAAGGTCCTGGTCGAAGACGAGTAAAGAAATCAGGCGCTTTAATTTTACATGAAAATTGTGATTGACGGGAACATAGGTTCGGGCAAGACGACCCAGTTGGGTCTGCTCGAGCAAAAGGGATGGCAAGTCCGTCGAGAACCCATTGATGAATGGCCTCTCGAGGAATTTTACAAGGACCCTACCCGTTGGGCGTTTCTGCTCCACATGACGATTCTCCAGACGCTCAGACCGCTCAAGACCAAGCACCACGTCGTGTACGAGCGGTCCCTTCTGAGCTCCAGATGGGTCTTCTGGCCCGTCCTCCAGAAGCACGGGAACGTCACAGCCGCCGAGCACAGCGCCTATGATAAATTTTATGACCAATATGCCTGGTACCCGGACCTTTACATCTTCCTCTCGAAAGACGTCGACCTGGCCTACGAGCACGTGACCGAGAGAGGTCAGACGGGCGATTCGGGTGTTACGCTCCAGTACATGAAAGAGCTCGACGCCGAGTACAGGAAGCTCGTCATGAAGGTGCCCTGCAAGGTCCACGTCGTCAACGCTAACCAGAGTGTGGAGGAAATTCACAAGGAAATTTGTAAGATCCTATCAGAGAATGAACTGCTCTTCAGTGACGGCCTCGGGGGCCAAGTGCAAAAAGAAGGCCGTCGAGGACGGCAAGTGCCATGCTCATCTTTCTCAAACATGTGCCGTATGTCTTGAGGCGACCAAGCGGTCCGACAAGCGCCTCAAGTGCAAGCACGTGTTCCACGCCAAGTGCATCATGAAATGGTTCGAGACGAGTATAGAGTGCCCTCAGTGCCGAATGGAGCAGGACGACGACCCGATCGTCATGTTCCGTAAGAGCATCGAGGACAACATGCGAGAGAAGTACCGGGACGCGATCCGGTCCCTTGAGGCCGAAGTCCAGCGGGCGCGACGTGCCAGATAATAATTAATCAGTGCACCCATCAGTATGGACCGCCGGTGCGGGGCCCAGACGGCCCATGGGACCCCATGCAGGGCCAAAGTCGCTGGGGAAAACGAACAATGTTGGGTCCACAAGGGACCGGCCTGCTCAGTCTGTCTGAACCCCATGACACCACAGACGAACAGAACTCTGGGTTGCGGTCACACATTCCACACTCGTTGTGTCGAACGTTGGAAGCGGTCCTGCCGGGGCGATCCGACCTGTCCCATGTGCCGGGTCCCATTCGACTTGCCGACTTACAGGTGCCGTCTGATTATCGAACGGACAATCGATAATCAGCGACTCACGACTAATTTTGAGTCTTCTAATGTTTTTAACATAGTCGAAGGGTTCGGACTCGACTTTCGCCAACTCATGCCATCGGCCACGACGGGCCGATTCATAACGGACATTCACTTTGACGTCGAACCGGACGAAGTCCTGACGGACATTCTCAGAGAACTTGGACTACCGGCGGTGAATTTCAATTCCGATTAGCATTGTTCCCCGTCTTGGCGAACCCACGGCGGACTCCGTATGCCGAGCAGAACTTTGTATAATGAAATCCTGGTGTGAATTTACGATCGCACCTTCTCGGATCCGTGATTGTCTTTCCGGACGCATCGACAATCAGAGGTCCCCCGGCCCAGCCCGTCTTGTGGCTCCATAATTTCACTGGAAAATCAATGACCCGACCGACGGGCACGGGCGTCTTGTTCCGGGCGGCGGCGCTCATGCTGTTCAGGACGTGAAGATCCGTATTCTTGTTTGCGACGCGGCCGTTGTTGGCGTTGGCCGACGCACGACCCTTGGCGATCGCGTCACGGATCGTCTTGGGTGTGACGTGGAAAAACTTTGCCAGTCCCATGATCGTGTCACCCCGCCGGATCTTGTACCGGATAGCGCTGATCTCCTTGTACCAATGGAAATCTCCCGTCGAATTTCCGAAATCGTTCGTCGGCGCGACGAAGCACATCACCTTGTAAAAGCCCGCCTTGGGCTTCTCGTCGCCCGACTTCATCTTGTAGACGTTGCCAGGGTTGTCCGCCAGGACGCGCTTCGCTATGCCGTCGCACGTCCGGAAATTCATGCCGTTCGAGTTGATCTTCGCGCGAACACCCGGGACGCTCTTTTCCGTGCGGTTGTTCGAGAAGGACCCAAACGCGTAGTCATAGCAATTGTCGTGAACGACTCCGGTCGTACCCCAGGGGGCCCATGTGTACTTGGGGGCCCATGGGTTCGGCGCATTCCGCGGTCTCTTGTTCGCGGGCGACGGCGACTTCTTGACCGGCGACGCCGTCCGCCGCGCGGGCGACGGCGTCTTCCGCCGGATCGTCCTGGGTTTTACCGCAGTCATATACTATTATCGGCTAATTTTTTCTCAGTCGATAATAAAAGATGAAGGATATCCTGATGTCCCGTAACCGCAAGGAGGCTATCTATAACCTGCTCGTGTTCGTGATCTTCGTGTTCGTTCTGACCTTCTTCATGCGCTTCCTGTGGAACAAGACGCTCGTCAAGTACATCAGCGTCCTCAAGCCAGTCGATTCTCTCTGGCACACGTTCCTGCTTGCGCTCGGCATTTCGCTGTTTAAGCTCTAGAGACCAGGTGCGTAGCACCTGTGATCCACGCTCCTTAGAGCTCATTGTAACCCTCTAGGATCTCACCATCCTTCATGATGGTCGGAAATCCTTTTACAAATTCAGGGCAGCCGCCAGTGCTGCACTCTACGAAATCGTAGGGAATACCCTTGTTCTTCAGGTAGACCTCCTGCTTGACGCACCAGGGACACGTCTTGGATCCGTAAACGATAATATTACCCTTGTCGGGCGTCTGGAGCGCGTACAGAGACACGCCGCCCATCAAAATCAGAACGATCACCATGCCGATAAAGGCCAGAGTAAGCAATTTACGATCCATTAATAGGGTCAACTAAAAATTTTACGGGCGATATTCGCTTTGGAACGCAAGCCCTTGATACTGATTTCCATGACGCCCGCCAGCGCCTTGAGTTCTTCCATGGAATAGTGGAGGTTGGCGTAGACCCATCGGCTCGTGTTCTTCGACTGGATCTTGGCGCGGCCTGACGAGGGGCTCAGTCTGTAGTTCGGCCGGTTGGCCTTGGGCTTCGGCTTCGGCTTCGGCTTGGGCGGGCTCGGGGTCTTTGCACGCGGCTTCGGCTTGGGAGGTGGGCCTAGAGGGCTCAGTGGCGAGGGAAGTCTGACCGGGCTCGGGCTAAACGCCGGTTTGTTGGCGCGCAGACGATTCTCGACGACTCCGATAGCCTTCATTCGAGCACTATTCCAGGCATTCTGGAAATTGGCACCGGCCGCCGCCCCTGCATTCTTCCATAATTTCTCGACCAATTTGTTGAATTTAGCGGTTTTGAGAAGGCCTGGGGGCAGCTTCACCTTCTTCTTGGGTGGGCTCGGCGCCTTGGCCGGCTTCGGAGGGCTCTTCGCCTTGCGCAGCTTCGCCTTGGCGGCGCGCAGGTTGTAGCCGGTGATGCGCGGCTTGGGCTTGGGTCGCCCGACGGCCTTCAGCGCCGCCTTGGCCTTGCGCAATTGCGCGGACGTGACCATTTTGGTGTTCTTCTTGACCGGCTTGAGCTTCGCCTTGGCCTTGAGAAGATTGACCGAGAACACACGCTTGACCTTGACGGGCTTGAGCTTCGCCTTGGCCGCCTTGAGGTTGAGCGATGACGCGCGCTTCTTCCCTTTAAGGAACGGATGACTCAGCACTTGGGCCAGTGAAGGCAGACCCGCGCATGGGTCTTCGTACTTGAGCCGCCACTCCGAGACGTGCGTGTCATTGGCGCCGCGATAGCCGGGCGGAACGGCCATCTTCAAGAACTCTATGGCTTTAGGGTGATCAGCCGGTGCGTGATCTGAGGCCCATTTGAGAAGCTCATTCAGAAACAGGTGGTGGTCGTAACGCTCGTCGGTCTTGGGACCGACGCCCCAGAAGGAGGCCGTCTTCGTGCCGTTCGCGGTGTTCACGGCCGGATTTGTACCGGACTTTTTCAGACGGGCCCACCCAAAATCGCCTATGACGAATCCGCGATCTGCGACGAACACGTTCTGCATGTGAAGGTCGTTGTGTCTGAAATCCGGCTGCCTATAATGGATCTTAAATAGAGCCCCGAGAATGTCCGAGATGATGTGGGCCATCATACCGTCGGTCACATGGGCCCGCTTCCTCAACCAAGAATCGAGTGAACCACCCGTGGCTAATTCCATGAGGATGATGCCCTGCTTCGACTTGTCGAAACGGGCCGAGTTCTGAACGTTAGGCATATTCATCTGAGCCGGCGTAATGAAGTTCTCACATCGCATACTCTTGTATATGCGCACGACGTTGGGTGTGTAAATTTGAACGGCGTCCTGAATCTTGAATTCGACGTCGACAGGTTGGGGCTCGCCACGCTTTGCGGCCATGAGGTCACGGGGCGCGACCTTCACGGCGAAAGGCCGTTTATTGCCACCGAGCTGCTTGGCCGTGAAGACTATACCCTGACGACCCTTGCCGATCGGCGTCAACGAGTCGAGCGAGGCTTTGAGCTCGTCGCACGTCATGGCCCACTGATTCTTGGGTGGCGCGTACTGCCTCTTGACCCAGGGCACCAACTTGGGCGCTGGGTACCGCCAACCACCCGGAGGGGTCTTTGGTTTCGGAGGCGTGGCGTATTTGTACGGGACCACCTTCTTTTTGGGAGAAGGACCCGCCGGTAGAAGGTATTCCTTGCCTGCTTTATTTACAAAGGCCACCATCTTCTTGCCATTGACCATGCGCTCGAATGGTCGCAGACCGCCAGCCTTCGCGGCTCCGCCCGCCTTGACCGCCCCGCGCTTGGGCCTGAAGTGCGTCGGGTTCGCCACCTTGTTGGGGTGCGCCCTCAGCCACGCAATAGCCTGGGGTTTGCTGACGATGTTGGCGGGAATGTTAATCTCTGTGTTGCCAGCGCTGTTACGATGAAACACATAGTGACGGCCGTTGCGGTTCGAAATTGTAAATTGTCCGGAGTTTATCCAGCTCATTATATATCATTACACACATTTTGTTAGAGGTCAAAGTCTGGGATCTTGGAGTTACTCGGCGTCCGGGTCGGTCTCGTACTCGACCTCCTCCTTGTCGGAGACGGGCTCCTCGGCGGGGGCGAGAAACGCACACGGCTTCAGCTTGTTGGTCGGCGCGAACATGACCTGGTGGACGCGGATCGATACGCCGACGCCAGCCGGAGTGCGCCAAATCTGGTTGATCTCGACGATCGCGCTCAGCGCCTGACCCTTCTCCAGGTCGGTCAGAGGCACGGACTGACGCTGAGCGTTGTAAGCCTCGGTCGCGATCGAGCCGTCCTTCAGGCTAGTCACAACCTTGAGGTTGAGAATGGGCGCGTAGCCCTCCTTGGTGCTCGGCTTGACAGGCGACTTGTACATGCCCTCGGCGATCACCTCGCGGCTCATCTTCTTGCCAAGAATCTCCTCGGAGTGCTCGGTGATGAAGTTCAGGACGCGCTCGTCCAGCGCGGCAAACTGCGCCAGGACCTCGGGCTTGTCGAGGCTCAGCGGCAGGGTGTAGCTGACGCGGCCGGATGCCTCATCTCGGTACTCGCTCAGGCCGAAAGGCGCGCGAAGCTGCGGCAGCTGGAAAATCAGCTTGCCGCCACCGGCCTGGTTCAGGTAGACCGCCTTGCCACCCTTGGCGTTCTTGCGAACGTCGGAGAAGGTCACGTTGGAGGCGTTGAAGGTGCTGAACATCTGGAGAGCCATTTGCTTTGTTCTGTATAGTAGACGGCCCAGGGCTTTATGTGGCTCTCACAGGACACCAATTTTTTTCGGGGCCTATGGTAACAAAGATGCCGAATTTTACCGGGATGTTCCGTCGTCGTCCCGCGGTCGGCGCGATCCCGCGGTCAAACGCGACCCGGCTCAATGGGGCCGCGATCACGCTCAACGCGAATCTGCGGACCTATGTCAACGGCTACGTAAATGCCCGTAACAATAATTCAAAGAAGAATAGCATTCCGCCGATGAACGCCAAGATCGTCAACTCTCTCAAGCGTTACATCAACTCTAAGCGTCCACGCGCGGCAGGTGCAGTCGCCGCGGCCGTCAACGCGGCCGGTGGCAATAATAATCAGGCGGCGCAGGCGGCGAATGCTATGCTGATCACGCCGCCTAGCGCGGCTCCGTCCACGGCTGCGACCAAGGTCGCCAACGCGACTTTGAATGCCGGTGGCTCGAACAACGCGGCGGCCGCGGCTGGCGCAGCAGCGGCCCAGCAGCAACTTGCGATTCAGGGCCGACCGGCGTCTCAGGCCAACGCGGCCGGTGCGAATGCCGCGGCACAGACGGCCCTCGCTCTTCGCCCTAACGCCGGTCCCGGTGTCGTCGCGAACGCCGCTGCCGTCGCCGCTGCGAATGCGGGTCTCCCAGTGGCTGCTCAGCAGCAGGCTGCTCAGCAAGCGGCCGCCAATGTGAATAACCGCAACGTGAATGCCATTCGCGCCAGACTAAATGGGCCAAACATGAGCCCCGGTAATTGGTACCGGTACGCAGCTTCCCTCGGCTATAACACCGGCAAGTACGCCAATGAGGCGAATCGTCTGACGGCCGCAGGAAACAAGAAGGCGCTGAGTACGTTTATTCTCAAATCTATGATGACAGTTCACCCCAATAAAGGAAACCGGTCAAACGCTAAGAACCAGCAGATTCGTAATCTCCTCACCCGCAATCTGACAAAGGCCCGTAATAATTTGGCAAAAAACTGATCGCGCCCCCCGCCACACAACAGCCCTCGGGGGGCTCCACCAACAACACGAGCGGACCAAAGCGCAATCTGAAGGAGATTTATGATTTCCCCAGCTCCGGGACTCTCAAGGAGGTGGTCCAGGCCGTCAGTGGCGACGTCTGGAAGCATTTTGAGTCGCGCAAACCCGCCGACGAGATCGCCTGGCTCGTCCTCAAGTCGCGCGGCCAGACGGTGAATCGCACGCCGTACCGAGCCGGCTTTATCATGGACCAGTACAACTGGAAGGAACTTTACAATCGGTTCAAGGCGGGCTCGACGCCCGTGAAGTACAAGCAGGTCATGAGATATATCCTCGCGATGTTGGCCGTGAACCCACCCTATGCAAACCGCAAGACCGGGAACCGGAACAAGCTGAGCGGCCAGCCCAGAATTGGTACTATGAATAATGTTTCATTCAATGCGTACCTGAACGCGCTCAAGCCGGTCGCCAACCAGGGCGGAGGCCTTCTCAAGGCGGCCCTACGCACGACGGCGAGTGGAGCAGGGCTCGCGACTCGGACCGCAATTAATAAGAAGGACATTCTCCTTCCGATAGCGGCCGTAACTCTCTCGGCCGGTCTAGCAGGCGGTCCTATGGCCGCGGGAACGGCCGCCCGCGCAGCGGCCAAAGCCGCCGTAAGACAAGCCGTCGTGGGGGGTATAAAGAGCAAGTTGGGGAACAATCCCATATCAAATGCATTCATCAACAGGGCCGCGGCCATGGCCGAGAACCGGATCATAGGTATGGCCTCGCCGACCAACGACTCTGTGAAGGAAGCTCTCGCTCTGGCGGCTAATCAGGCGGTGAATTCTGCGGCCGCGCCGGGCGCGCCGAACGCAGCGAAGAACGCCCTCATCAACGCCAAGGTGGCGCAGCACCGCCAGAGAATTTACATGAATATTGGTCCGTACGCCGGAAATGCCTACGGAACCCGTAATGTCCGGTCCAACAAGGCCGCCGCGGCGATCCGGCAGTACTACAAGAACGCGGCGGCCAAGGGGCTGAACGTCAATACGAACGCGACGGTCCAGCGGGATGTGCGCGGGTTGATGAATATGGCGGTCCATCCACGGGCCAACAGACCTCCTCAAATGTCGAACATGGCGTGGGCGGCGGCCGGGGCGCTCCTGGCAACGGCGGCGGCGATTCCGATCGCTGCGGGTCTTACAGGCGGCGCCGGCGCGACGGCCGGTGGTGCGGCGGCACGGAAGGCGGCGAACCTGGCACGTCAGCAAGCCGGAAAGAAGGCTGCCCAGACGGCCAGGGGGATGGCGGCGTCACGAGCGAAACAGGCGGCCGCACAGGGAGTCGCGAAAGCGGGTCCCAGAGCGGCCAGTCAGGTTGCCCGCCGGGCGGCCGAGCTCAATAAATCCAAAATGAATTTTGTCAAGAAATTACTCAACCGGGCGGCCCGTGGGAACCACACGATCACACCAAACATGATCAACAAGGCCGTCCAGCGTGCCGGGGGTGACCCTCGTGTCGCGGCGGCCCTCGAGAAGGGGGGCAGCGTCGCACGCAATCTCCTGGCGACCCTCTGAACCCAAAACTAAATTCTCCAGTAATATTACAAAATGATGACCCTGAACCCCAAGAAGAAGATCCTTCCCTTCCTCGCTTTCTTTATCGTCGCCAACCCGGCGACCTTCAAGCTGGTCCGCAGCGTGGCGGGTGGCTGGGTCGCCAGCGCCGAGGGCCTGCCGACGACCCTGGGTCTGCTGCTGCACGCCCTGGTGTACGTGCTGCTGGTCACCTTCCTGTGGCGCCTGGTCTATGGCAAGAAGTCCGGCTACGGCATGGAGGGCATGGACCTTTACGAGGAGGAAAAGTCTGAGTAAATAGTACCAGCATGTCTCTTAAAAATTATGCGATCCCCTTCGCGCTCTTTGTGGCGCTCGCGAGCCCAGGAGCCTTCAAGTTGACCCATAAGGCTCTGGGTGGGTTTTTCTCTAGCACAGAGGGCGTGGCGTATTTCCCAGGCCTTCTGTTCCATGCTTTGGTTTTTGTCCTGCTCGTCGGTTTTTTCATGCGCCGCGTCAGCCGGTACGCGACGGCCGATCAGGCCAACGCCAAGGGCTATGTTCATTATCAAGAGCGCCAGTTCGTCGCCTAGACGCATCTTGGCGAACAGCAGCCCATAGGGCACGCCATCCGGAAGCCGTCCTGCATGAAAGTGCAGGTCGTCTTGTTGTCCGCGCTCACCAACTTTTCGTATTGCAGGTCATACTTGGTCCCAGGTGCGTAATCCCGTGTGCACTGACACCCCGCAGGACACCCAGCAGTGGGCCCGGCCCCAGAGGCCACCACCTTCTTTTTACCCTTCGGCAGGAACACGGCGAGTAAAATGAATGCGATCACGGTCATAAACGCCCCAAACGCGACGAGCGCCCGCATGCCACTGGACTTCATTTATATTGGCAACGATTAAAACTCTTCGTCGAACCGAATGGCGTCACCCTCGACGACCATGTGCTTTGAATAATCTCCGACCCGCTTCTCAAAGAAGTTGGTCTTCCCTTCCAACGAGATGGTCTCCATCCAGTCGAAAGGGTTACTGGCCATAATAGAATGCTGCGTACAACCGAGCTGCTTCAGAAGACGACTCGCGACAAACTTGATGTATTCGCGCATCGAGTCAGCGTCCATTCCGATCAGGTGGCACGGAAGAGCCGCCGTAATGAACTCGCTCTCGATCTCGAGCGCCTCGATGACGATCTGGAGCATCGTGTTGTCGTCTAATTTATCCTGCAAATTGTGGTACAGGGTCACTGCAAACTCCTGATGAAGCCCCTCGTCCCGGGAAATCAGCTCGTTGGAGAATGACAGGCCCGGCATGAGGCCACGCTTTTTGAGCCAGAAAATAGCACAGAACGAGCCAGAGAAGAAGATTCCTTCCACGCACGCAAAAGCTATGAGACGCTGTGCAAACGAGGCTCCAGGATTCATCCACCGCATGGCCCATTCCGCCTTTCTCTTAACTGCGGGGGACGTCTCTATGGCGCGGAACAGACCCGCTTTCTCTTCCGGATCCTTGACCAACTTGTCGATCATGAGCGAGTACGTCTCTGAGTGGATCGACTCATTGAATGACTGGTACGCATAGAACGACCGGGCCTCGGCAATCTGGACATCCTTTGAAAAGTTCATGTCGATATTTTCCATCACAATTCCATCCGAGGCGGCGAAGAAGGCCAGGACCATCTTGATGAAGTGCTGCTCCGAGTCATTCAGCCGCTCCCAATCCTTCAGGTCTCCGGCGAGGTCAATCTCTTCGACTGACCAGAATGATCCGATCGCTTTCTTATACAGGGCCCATAGATCCGGGTACCGTATAGGAAAGGTTGTGAAACGCGCAGTGCTCGGCGCGAGAATAGGGTCCGTCATACTATGATGGCGCGTCATTTTTTTAAGGGCTACACTTCGGCTGACGGCACACCGACGGATGCACCGACGCCCTCGGGTGCGGTCTCGACGGGTGGAGCCGGGGGAGCCGCCTCGACGTTCACCGGTGGTGGAGGAGCCGGTGCCACGGAGCTCTTCTGCATCGCCTTGTAGAACCACCAGATGAATGCGACGAGCGCCGCGAGAATCACCACGTTCAACACGACCCCCAAGACGCTACCTTTCTTCTTGGCAGCCGATATCATCACCGGGTTCATAGGCAGCGTAAACGATATCGTCGCCATTACTATTCACTTCGATTTAAAATGGGGCGGACGTGTACGTCTCTTCTCCGGCGCCATCGGGTGCATCCGGGACGGCGGTCGGGGGCAGGGCGAGCTGGGGCTGTGAAGGCGCGGCGGTCGCACCGGCGTCCGACGGAGGCGGCGGTGGCGTGCTGGCGGCCGAGTCGCACGACTTGCCGTACTTGTTGGCCAGGACGATGATGATGACGAGGGTCACTATGACTCCTATGACGAATCCGACGGCGTACTTCCAGTTTCCAGGATCGACCCCTGGCATCTCGATCTCTTCCATTTCTAACATAAGGAAACAAAAAGTTATAAATACAAATGGATGATGTGGTGCACCGAGTGGCCCTTCGCCTGAAGCTCTACAAGGTGAGCGGTGGCGTCGTCCATCACGTCGCGCTCCTTAAGCGGATCATGGACCAGCGGGGGATTCCGTCTCAAATGGTCAAAGGGTTTTGCGTCATCCCAGAGACCAACGAGGCTTGTGAACACTACTGGGTCCGGACGGAGGAGGGCCTGGATCTGGACGTGGGGTTCGAGGTGGCCCGTCTCAAGAATCCCGAGCTCATGGCTCTGCGTCCCGTACTCTTGGAGACTCTTCCCCCTGGCTTGACGCGCTCGGATCAGGGGGAGACGATGATTCTAGAGGAGAATCAGAGGCTGTTCGACCTTCACCAAGCAGACCCCAAAGAGTTTTGGCGCGAGGCTCCGAGAGACGTGGTAACCTTCCACGTAAAGTAGAATCGTCCGAACTGCCGCGCTTGGGCGTCGTCACAGCCGTGACGGCCGCCGCGGCCAGGTTCATGAAACTCATGGGCTTGGCCATCGGCGGCTGTTCTCCCAGGGCCAGAAAGTTCTGGATCTTCTTCTCGATCGGGTTGGCCTGCTCGAGCGCCGCGTTGAACTCACCGAAACACTCCTGGAGGAACGTCTGGCCTTCCGTCGCACGTTGGGCCCGGTCGATACTGAGTTCCTTGGAAATCTTGAGGGCCAGACGCTTCATGAGAATCTGGGACCTAAGCGCATTCGCCATCTTCTCGTTAATTTTCATATACAATTGGATCGAGCCGAGTATACCCGTCCCGGCCGACAAGATGGCGTTCAGTATACTGACGTAAGTTTGCGTCAAGAATTCATTCAGGGAAATCGCAGTCAGGGCGTTTATCGATGATATCACAAGGATGGGGATATTAAAACGCGATGACAACGTGTGATAGTACTGATAGTCTTTATTGAAGTATGACGTGTACGCATTACATTGCTTCTCGATCTTCGTCAGGAACTGCTCCTCCCGGTCGTGCCAGGGATCGTCGCGCATCTTACTACATTGGGCCTAAAAGAATTTGGAGTCGGCCTCGATCTCGACTAGGTCCGTAATCTTGTTCGGTAGACCAGTCTTGACGCCCTTGTAGATCATGTTGAAAACAGGGTTGCTGTTGGTGACGCGTATCTTCTCGAGTAGACCCTTGTCTGGGCGCAGTTCGACCATGAGCTTGAGGAGATGGGTCGCCGACTCTGAATTTAGTTTTGAAATTGGGACGTCCTTCAGGTTCAACTCGATAATCTCCTTGAGGCCGTGCTTCTCGACGTATTCGTCGAGCTGCTGGACGACCGGCGCGACCGAATTCATGAATTGGCGCGCCTCCTCTGGCGTCTTGGGCTGATTCTCAATGTACCGGGCTCCCAAGAACTCGATGTACAGGTGACGGCCCTGTGGGTAAAACACGAGGAGTTCCGACGCCATGCTTGTGTTTTTAGGGCCTCCTTTTTTTAAGTTCAAAATGTAATGAACCTCGATCTCATCACGGGTCTGGTGACGTGGGGAATTTACGCATTTTTCGAACAGGGTGGTGGGGCCTACAAGGCGAGTTGGTGGGTCCATGCCGTCTGCACGATCTGGTCAATTTTGATCTTAAAATTCATTCCGGACCTGGACTACCGGGTCCGCATATTCGTCGTGATGATCCTGTCGTGGCACGTCGTAGACCTGCTGACGAACGCGATCGATGATGGACTAAAAAATGACTCGGACTATAAGGCATGCACATCTACTGCATCAATCTTGAGCGACGTACAGATCGACGAACGAAAGTCGCGACCGAGTTCGCCCGTGAAGGACTCGACGTCGAATTCTTCCGAGCAATCGACGGAAGAATCGAACCCCCCTCGGACCTCTACATCACCCCGTCAGAGTACGGATGCGCCTCGAGCCACATGAGGGTCTGGAGGGACATGGTCGAACGGGGTCATGAAATGGCTTTGGTCCTAGAGGATGATGTCGAACTTTGTCTTAATTTCAAAACAAAATTACAAAGTGTCATCGAAGAGGCGACCATGGTCCCAGACTGGGACGTGATTTTCATGGGGTACATAATCCCCATTTTCAGAAGGAGACTGACGGGTAATTTGTACGAGGGCCAACCCCTCGCGACCCATTCATACCTCATAAATCTCGGGTGCGCCAAGAAACTTTGTAATTTTGATCCTAAATTCATGAAGGTCGGGATAGACTTCCAGCTCAACAGATTTCCATTGAAAATTCTATACACCAAGACCCTATTGACGAGTCAGGGGGACGTGGCGTCCCGGAACGGCCTCTTCCCGATCATGTCGGTACTGACCGGTGATATAGGGTTCGACCGGACTATAGACTTTGGGTTTTTTGCGAGACTAGGGATTCAGTACGGCAAGAATGTAATTATTCTTTTGATTTTGTATTTTGTCCTTAAATTAGTACGATCATCCCGCGCATGAAGTGAGGCAGGAACCCCTTGACCGCGTCGACCAGTGTGTTGAAGAAGGACCCTCCCCCTCTGACCTCGCATTTCTGGAGCAAAATACACGACTTGGTGTGCTCGTGGATGTTCCAGATTATACGCATCATAGTCACGGGTTTGATACCGGTCATATCGACACCTTCCATATTGGCCGTACAGATCTGTTTGAGGTCATGGGTCAGACACGTCCGAGTAATATTGTCAAGGATCGGGTAAATTTCTTTACAAAATTCATCAGTCTCTTCGAGCGTGACCGGTTGGAGCTCGATGAGCCGACCGACCAAGATCTCGACCCGGAGGATCCCAGCTTCCGGGTCCGGATCGAACCTGAGCCAATCCATTACTACCAAGTCCTGACCTTATAAAAATACGATCATGTCGCGGAAGTACTTGGGAATCGCGACGCTGATCGGTGCGTAGATCATCCGGAAAATGAAACCGGCCCCGGCCACATGGATCTGGCGAAGGATGTCATCCTCGCGCGTGTACTCGGTGACGTCGATGCACAGCTTGATGATGGCCCGGATCCTCTCGACGCCTATGAGCCCAGCGCCGTGCAGATCGACCTTTATCGTCATCGAGTCGGCCTTTTCACGTATCTCCTGGATCTTAGGCTCGAGATCCTCGAGTGTGACGCCCTCGGTCGGATAGTCTTTAACGACGAGGGTGACATATACGTGACGAGAATCATCATCCCAGTTATACTTCATAAAATCCATCTAGTAATAGACATAGATTTTATGAAGTGTAGGTTTTCATCAGGTGGGGTTCGAACCCACGCGGTCTTGCGACCATCAGATCTTAAGTCTGACTCCTTAGACCAACTCGGACACTGATGAAGAACGGCTCTGGCGGGGGTCGAACCCGCAGTCTCGGGATGGCGCCGGGTGAAACAACGTTTCGCCCTAGAAGTCCCACGCGATATCCAATTTCGCCACAGAGTCTGGGGGAAACCGAAGGTTTACCGACGAGAAGCAAGCTTCTCTGCTCCAACCGAGGCTCGAACTCGGATTTTCGGCTCACCCTTGTCGAAGCGAACGAGATTCGCTTCTCCGACATAAGACCGACACACTAACCAGTTATGTTATTGGAGCCTGGGTGGGGACTAGGTCCCCACTCTTACATACCCTTTTTTCTTTAATACTAGTAAGATGCTTGCCCAACTCGTACGCCTTTTGGGCGTTGCGTACGTCGGTGCCCTAAGTTTCATTCTGGCGTTCCTGGCGTCGCATTGGCTCGACCAGATCACGCCGCCTCTCAGCAAGAAGCATTCCAAGCTGCGGACGTTCCTGTCGGTCGTGGTCCAGTTTGCGCTGATCGGCGCACTCATTTACCTGGCCCGTGGGGTCATCAAAAAGGTGCCATTCCCTCTGAATGGCGTGGCGGGCTACGACCATGCGAAGCTCGGTGAGCTCCGGTCCCTGCCCCTGATCGTCTTCATCTTCATGTTCTTCCAGCGCAAGACGCAGGACAAGATGAAATACCTCATCGAGACTCAGAGTGTGATCCCGACGGCCGGGGTCCGGGTGCCGGTGTGAATTTAAAGCATTCCCACAGGTGCCGAGCCTGACGGGGCGCGGACAAAGCCGAAAACTCGTCAATCGTGTACTCGTCTCCCATGGATCTATTGCACTTCCCGCAGATCGGCCGGAGGTTGTTGATGTCCGTCGGACCACCCTTGCTCTCAGGGATGTTATGACCGACCTCAAACTGAAAGGGCGTCATGACGTTTTCGCACCACGTCACGAGGCACTTGTGCTTAAAGAGGCGGTCGCCGCACCACAGCAGCCATACTTGCTCTCTCAACGCACCTGGTATTTTAAGCTTCATAATTAATAATTAAAAAGAAACTTTAAGCCTTTGAAAAACACATGAGGATCCGGCCAAGGAATGACTTGGGTGGGGGCGGCTCGTGAATTTCTTCGATATTGAGCGTCGCGAGCTTCTCCCGGAACTCCTGATTCTCACCCTTTCCTGGGATTGATGAATTTCCATTCTTAATTGCATCAACCTCAAGACGGCTCAACGTCATGGACCCGACCCGGAAGTCCTCGAATGCCTCGCAGGTCACGGGGCAGACGGGCTTGATGAGCTCGTAGGTCTGTCGGGCCAGGTCCCGGATCTCTTTTTGGGCGTGGTCGTCCATACGGAGCTGGAGGAAGTGAAGGAGGTTGTGAAGGTTAATTTTCCAGTAAAATTCAGTGAAGGTGTTCTGAGGCAGATGAGCCCGGGCAAGTTCACGCGAGACCCCCTTGGCGATCAGTTCGTCGTAGACATGGAATGCCAAATCACACGAAGCCTTTTGCTTCGCCAAGAGGTTGGAACCTACGGTTCCAACGAGGGCTTCCTCACCACCCTGACCGCGGTTCGTGGCCTGCCGGCGGAACTCTTCAGGTAGGAAGAAGCCCGTGTCGACGATGGAGTACCGGGCGGACATCTCATTGACGCTTGCGGTCCGGTGACGCAGCCATTGACGCGCGATGAAGATCGGCGCACGGACGTGAAACTTGAATTCGACCATCTCAAACGGCGTCGTATGCTTGTGACGCATGAGATAGCGGATCAGGGCCCGATCATTACTGACGGACTTGGTACCGGTCCCGTACGATACACGGGCGGCCTGGACGATTGCCGCATCGCTCCCCATCGAGTCGACGAGGCGGACGTTCATTTTCTATTTTTACGTTGCGTTTTTTTAAGCGGGGACCAAAGGCCGCTTCAAAAAACGCTCCCGGCAGGTTTCGAACCTGCGACTTTGAGGTCTCGGGCGCGGCGAACAAGATTCGCCTCGCTAACAGCCTCACACTCTACCAACTGAGTTACAGGAGCACAAGGTTCCAGGGAGAATCGAACTCCCATTGCGAGAGTCAGAGTCTCACGTACTATGGAACCTGAGTCTGACCTGCCGGAATCGAACCAGCGACCTAAGGATATCTAACTATCCGGGGCAGACACGCGTGTCTACAGTCCTTCGCTCTACCAATTGAGCTAAGGTCAGTCCTGTTATTACACGGACAAAGAAATAATGCCAATTTTACGCACTCATCGTGAAGATCTTCTTGATACCACTTAGTCGAGTCCTGCATCCTGGGCAGTCGCGTTTGTTCTGGGTGCGCGTCCAGCACCCGTCACATATCACGTGTCCGCACGGGTCGAAAAAAAGGTCAACGTGGCGGTCCATACATACGAAGCATGTGAACTTGGCGTACCTGTCAGCGTTCGTGTCCGCGAGCACCTTCTTCTGCGCCTCCACCCTACCCCTCACTTCCCCACATTGTTGAATCAGGGCATCGATGCCCTCGTCGGATTCGTATTGTCGTAACATAACATCAATCTTTTCCTTTAAGGCTTCAGAATTGATATTATCCGACAACATTCTGAGAACGTTTATTTCCTCCTTCTTCTCATTGAGTGCACTCAGTGACTGGACCAGCTCGACTTGTCCCTTTGCAAATTCATTCTTAAATTCACCGAGGGTCTTCTCGAATGCCGCCCAGCGCTCGTCGAGTTCGCATGGAACGGCGGGGACGGCGTCGGGTGGCGGTGCCCTTAAAAGCTCCGACAGGAGTCCCGCCGGATCTATATACGCAAAGTTCATTTAGGTAACAAATAAAAATCTCCTTAAGTATTAAATGCTGAGCGATATCATTACCCTTGTGCTGGGCTTCGCGCTTGTCCTGTTCGGTATCCAGCCCATGCTCGAAGGCGAGGTCCGTAAGAACCCCCCGGAGGTTGTCAAGTCCGTGACCCTGGTGATCGGTGGCCTGTTCCTCATGTACTACTGGAACGTGATGACGAAGGCGAACTACGCCAACTGAAGCAGCAGCCGCGCGGGGGCTCAGGCTCTTGGCAAGCGATGTAGAGACTCCAGGCGCCGTCCCCACCCACCAGGGCCAGGGCTTCCGATGCGATCGGCTCTGGAAACGTTTTTGAAATTTGTAGGACAATTCCAGACACGTCTTCTCTTGAAAGATCCCAGCGGCGCGCCTCTGTGATGAGTTCCGTGACGGCATTCGCCTGGATCGTCTTGAGGTGTGCGACGTACCGATCGACCATCTCAGACCGGACCCGATCCAGGAGTTCTTCGATTGTCAAATTTGGAAATCGGCCCCGCATCTCTCGCATCAGTTCGGGCCCCGACATTATTTTACTTGTCAATATTAATGACGGCCGACTTTAACATGCTCTTTTTTGTCCTATTCGTCCTCCTGTTGGTGGCCCTGGCCATAACGAACATGGTCGCGTCACGGACCCAGCAGTACGCCAAGCCGGGCCAGATGTATTTTGGCATGCTGTACCTGGTCGGTGCTGTGATCCTTGTCGTATATAAAATGAATAATCCTTGAAATTATAAATGAAATTGCATCTCGTCGGACACATCACGGGTGTGTGGGTCTCGCGACGGATCCATCTCGAAAAGATTATGAAGCGAATCGCTGAAAGGTGTGGGTTCCACGTGGTGGCCCAGGCTTTTCACCAATTTGAACCCCATGGCGCCACGGGCGTCCTAGTCCTGGCCGAGAGCCATTTCTCGGCCCATACGTATCCAGAGGACAACAAGGTCTACATCGACGTCTTCTGCTGTTCGGACAATTTCAATCCTGAATTGACGGCTCACGTCATCGAGGAAGAGTTTGCGGCTCTGGGGGGTCAGTGGCAGACAATTTCGCGCTAATTTCGGATCCAGGGGTCTTGGAAGACTCTTGGGCCCGAAGGCCGGTTTTAGGGTTTCGCAATTTCGCTCGCAAATTCGAGAGTCCAAAGTACGTAGTACTTTGTCCGTCTAGTTCGAGAAGGCCAGGCCACCCATGCCAGACTGGATACGCAGGATGTTGTAGTTCACCGCGAACATGCGCTGCAGGGAGGTCGTGTAGTTCTGCTTCATGTTGATCGCCACCTGGGCGTTGTCAATACGAGAGAAGTTGCACGTGCCGGTCGGCTGGTGCTCCTCCGGCTGCAGGGCGAAGGAGTACACGTAGATGCCCGGGTAGGGCGTGCCGGAGTGGTACACGTACGGCTGGTACTGGTTGAAGTACTTGCCGATCTGCTCCTTGAAGCGGTCCTGGCCGTTCAGCACCAGCTTGAAGTTGTACAGAGGACCCACCTC